AAGAATGGTTCATTGAAGAAACAACCACGAGCCCTTCCATTCGATGATGTCTGTTTCGTAGGACGCCCATGCCCAACCGAGGCCCGGCGCAGTTTCGATATCAATGAAGGCGATCTTAGGTTGTTTCTTCAATGAACCATTCTTTCGGAGGGGTCCCTATAGCGTAGGGAATGTTGTTCTTGGTGGCCCACTCGGAGTAGGTCATCTTGGCCCCTTTGCGGAGGGGATTGTCGCGTCCAAATACTAGTCGCAAGTCCAAGTCAGGGTTGTCGCGCTTGACGGCCAGCAGCTTGGCTCGATCTTCGGGGCGGAGGTACCCTTTGACTTCAATGAAAAACCGTTTACCATCACGAAGGGTAACAGTGAAATCAGGAGTATAACGGCGCAAGAGAGTGTAACTGAACTTGTCAGTTTCATAGCCGAGTATAAACCTTGCTGTCCGTTGTATCTGACGGAGGGCCTTGAGAATGAGCAACTCAAGGCCACTCCTCAATCCGTACTTATCTTTGATCCGCTTGCGATTGGCTCGACGCTTGTTAATTCTCATAGCTCGCATAAATTGGGAGAGCGACTGTTCTATAATCTACCACGTATTTCTCGCTAACGCAACGCTCCCGAACGAGCCCGCGATCATTGCCGGAAATCAGCCTGATCTTGTCTTTGGAGCAGCGTCCAGTAACCGTTCCAACGTGGTCGGCGTAATTCTTAGTACGGCCAAATTGCAATAGGGCAATGTCGCCGGGATTGCCGGACCCGTCGTATCCGAAGTCCTTGAAGGAGCTTGCGGCGGAAGATTTAGTTCCTGCATATCCGGCTTTCTCCAAAGCTAAGTTCTGGGCGTCGGCGCACCACAACGCAGAGCGTTTAGTGGGATTGGTCCCAAGAAACCGTCGGAATGCGTTGATGATGCTGACGGGGGCCGACGCGCCAGAGACGATTACGTCAGAAGCGAGAGTAGCGGCAGGCGGAGTGTTCCACATCGCGTATTCGGCGTTGCGGCGGTTAACTAGTCCCTTGAGCCGTTTACCTTTGGATGTAGTACAAATAGACCGCAGAGTGCGGCCAGCAGCAATAGTTTGGCCCCGATTGACACGGGAAACGACCGGATTAAGACCATTGCGCCCACAGTTAAAAGTAATGCTAACAATGGCGTCATACTGACCTTGCGTTACGGGACGCTTGAGCGCCGCGTTGACTTGATCTTCGACTTCCTTGAGGTCCGCAACGAGGAGGTCCTCCGCTTGGAGGTCGTCGATACGGGCTCCGCACTTAAAGTCGAACTTTCCAGCAGCGTCAGCCGTGTGGCCGTATCCGATGGTGAGAGTACCGACAGGGCGTTTACAATTCCACTCACCCGCACTTTCCCGAAGATCGTCGTAAACATAGAGGACAAGCCCTTCGTGCTGTTTGATAAACGCGAGACCAGTCGGTGACAGATAGTAGCGCGGATGCGCCGCCGGTGTCGGATCAAGCTTCTGAACTGTCTTGGCGACAGCAGAGCGAACACGCTGATGCCGATAATACTTCCGAGAAACAGTAGGCTTAGCACGATTTGTGCGAGCCAGCTTACGAGTGTAAGCCAGTCCAGCATCGCCAGAAACGTAACTGGAACCATTATAGACACTGTTGGGGTCCATCAAGCTGTCGGCCGACGCCTTCTTGACGAGGCCGAAGGAAAGGGCACTAACGATAGTCAGTGCACCTAGGATAGCCATAAACTTACGGTGCAATATTAATCTCCTCTACTCGTGGTTCCCTCTCAACGTGAGAGAGAAAGACGGGCTTGCCGGAGTAATTGAAGGCACGGAGGCCGGGCCAGCAGGCTTTCTTGTACTCGCAATACGAACACTCCATAGGGATTTTTCGATTGCCAGATCGTCCGTCAGGTTCGTCCTCGTACCCGCGATCAGGCGGCGTCGGGGAGTTGATAGCCGCTCGCTTCTCTGCGACCAGCTTCTCATAGTCTACGTCTAGTTTAGGATATATGTCAAGCGCGAGATGGCCGAGGGTTTTATCGATAGCGAGAAAAGCGCCGTAATCTTTCTGCGTAACCAAGCCATCATTCTCGGCAGCGTGACGATAAGCATCAAGTTGAATGCGATAACCAAAAGGGTCGTCTGTATCCAGCTTGTGTTCAACAAACTTACGCATACCGTAGCTAGAGCTAGACTTGACGTCCACAGTAACACCGTCAATAACAGCATCACGATGTCCTACTACTCCGTGGAGGTCGAGCTTGGTTTGCTCGCCGGTGACTTTGTGTCCTGCTGCTTTTGCAAGCTGGATAAGCAAGACTTCAAGAATGTCTCCAACGAGGAATTTAAGTCGTGTCGCGCCAGAGAGCGGCTCTCCGAGTTCGGGAGCGTGAATACTATACCAAAGTTTTCGGTTACATTTACTTCCAAGATTGGAGAGCCGGAGATAGTTAGCCCGGCCGACCTGCTTAAACTTGTCAGTGACACGTTCAGCAATCGCCGCACCAAGGGATCGGCCCCAATCTTCCGGAAGGCCGGATGGTTGGTGAAGGAAGTCATAAATGTCCTTGACGAGGGTCTTAAGAGTTTTCGTCATCTTCGAGGCGAAGCTGCCGGTTGGTATTGCGAACGGCGGCGAGCACCATCTCAAGAAAGATGTTCTTACGACCCTCGATCTGACGCTTGAGTTCGATTTCGAGCCGCTCGCCGTAGCGGCGCTCGGAAGAAAGATTAGCCAATATCGTATTCCTTGTTGAAGTAGCTTAGAGGGGCCACAAAGCCCCTCCTCGCATCAGGTCCATTCGCCGAGTGTTACGGACTGTTAAGGCGATATGACCTATTCTAGGTTTCGCAGAGACGGAAATCTTCCGTACAGCCGCACATAGGCCAGTAGTAGCACGGTTTAATCATTGTCGGCTGCGCCAAGAGTGTTGATAGCGTATGCGAGAGCGACGAGCGTATCGGTCTTATCCTTAAGAGGCATGTCGCTATCGTAAACTTCTTTAGCGACGTTCTTGAGCATTTCAATCATTGAGTTCATCCTTTTCGTCGTTACCAAGGCATCCCGCCAGCAGGAGTAGCTGGCTGTGGGCTAGCGGCTGGAGCCGTTCCCGTAGCCACTGCTGCGTCTGCTGTGGGCTTTTCGTATTTGATAAGGTTGTGGATGCGGATGCCGAGCACTCGGCTGCGGGTCCACTTTCCAAACTGTTTGCTAGTTCCACTTTCCACCAAAAGTTTAACAGTGATTTCAGAACCGTTGCCGATCAGGTCGGGGTACGGGGTACCGTCCTCCATATCGACGGTCGGCTTCTCGTAGACTTCGCCGGTGTACTGGTTCTTGACCGGAGCCTTGAACGAGAAGTACAGCTTGCCGCCGTCGCCGAGCTTCGGCTTGTTGCGCAGACCGAGCCCCTGAATGATCGAGAGCGAGTTGGTGTCGGGGAACAGATCGAGGGAATATGCGCCCCCCGTTTTCTCCGAATACTCGTCGATAGTGGGGTTCTGCATCTTGCACCAGTTCGTGATACCACGAAGGTACACAATAGTCATGTTACGCTTTGTCCTTTTTGGGCTTCTTGTTCTTGCGGAGTTCCTCGATAGTCACCAAGTTGGTGGCTTCGGCAACTTCCGGGCGCTTCGGAGGCGCAACGTCGATGACGGTCGGCTCCGTGTACGGCATCATCACACCAATCTCCGAGATGTTCTGCACAATCGCATTACCGTCCGCGGTCTTGTCGCGGAACTGATTGGCAGCATCTTCCGGGGAACGGGCCAGAAGTAATTCTGACCCGCCCTGCGGAACGAAGAACGTATAGTCGATGGCGTAAACCTTCAACTGGTTGTCGTTCACGTATTAGTTCTTCTTCGCGAACGGCTTCACGATGATCGACCAGACGCCGCCCGCTCCCGCGCCGATGGCGGCACCGGCCCACGCGGTCGCAGGACCGCCCGGCATTGCAAAGCCGACGAGACCGCCGACTGCGGCACCGACGGCGACGCTACGGGCGACTTCCGTCTTGGCTGCGTGATAGCCATAGTCATTTGCCAGTGCGGCATTGGAGAGGCCAATGGCGGCAATGGCGGTAAGAATATACTTCTTCAAGTTGAACTCCATGTTAATCAACATACTATAGATTACTTGCGTTTCTTGCGGTTGTCAAGCCACGCAAGTATCTTAGTTAAGACTTCGGCAGTAAGCCAGCAAAAGGCCACTATTGCCGCCGCTGAGAATAGCCCAATCGTGAACAAATTAGGGGAGGGGTATGGCGTTACCGCCTCCGGGAATGTTGTCGGGTCCATTTACCACGTGTCTCCGGGACAACTGCCGTATTCGCGCGAGGATTTTTCGCTGTACCGTCGGATTTGACGCGATACCAACATGTCCACCTGAATAGCATACTTGATCACTGCTTCCACGAACGACAACGTGAGGCCCGCAAGCATAATAGGCGCGAAGGCGACCAGAAGGACGACCCATAGAATTTGGGTCAAAACCCATAGGATCCACCACAATAACTTCATCTACCTTCTCCTTCGATGCCTTACGTAGCGCGGCCCCTGCGCCTAGGGAGTGTCCAATGAGGACCTTGGCTTGGCAATCGACAGCAAAGCTGGCGTCTTGCCAGAACTCAACGACAGTCGCGCGGGAGTGAAGCGCGCGGATACCGTCGGCTAGCTGGTAGAGGCCAGCACCAAAGGTGCCACCGCCCAAGCCAAGGTACAGGATTACGCAAACCTTAATCACCGTTCGATACCTCTACCGGCGCTGATTGGCGGAGAAGGTCGGCGGCGGCGAGGGCACCGTGCGCAACAGAACGAACCACACGCTGAATTTCAGGACGGTACTCATCCGGCCATGTCAATGTGATGCCGTCAGCTACGATATGCGGCGCTAGATATTTCGCGACCGCCTCGACCACATCGTCTGCCGGTGCCGCGTCGGGTTGCGGGGCGAGGATGGGAAGGGCGCGTATGTGCGCGGCGATGTTCTCAAACAATTCCTTGCCGCCAATCCCGCCCGACCCCCAATCTACGGTCGCCATTTCGTATTCCTTGGCGTACCAGTCGAGCGCCTTCGCACACGCTTCTCTCATCCCCGCCGCGTCTGCCGGTAAGGTGGAAGCGGGCAACAGGGCTTCACGAAGTCCCTCATTCTCACGAGCACAGGCGTCCATCAGTGTGTCTCCTTCCAATTTACCCCAATACGAGTATCGCCGTTAAGAGGAACGCGAAGGCCGAGAGAAATACCAGCGTCCACAATAGATCGGACTTGAACCTCGCCCACTCGGACTGCCAAGTCTCGGTTTCCGTTGATTTGCGTTTGCCATTCGTCATGGATAAAGTTCACCCAAATTATCTTACCAGTATCTATCAGATCGCGCAAGCGTTCCTTCCAGATTTGACGGGCGGTTTTCATGATCACCGCCTCGTAATGCTGGAGGTAGCCTGCCATCATCCCGTGTTCGGAAGTGTACGGAACGTATCGTCCGTCGGCTCCTTCAAAGTAGCCACGTGCAGCGTCAGCGGGGATGCGCTGCGTGAGTAGTTCCCGAATTGCAGGCGTGCTGTTCTCGAAGAAATTAACCGCGTTGGCGGCTTCTTCGATAGAACATTCCAGCCCTTCCGCGAGCTTCGGAGGCTTACCGCCGTTAAGCCATGTGTAGATGAATACTTTTGCCTTGTTATACGCTGTGTTGCCTGTAAGTCCGAGACGCTTCGCATTGACCCAGTGAACCGATGTGCCATCTTCCTTTTTCCCCGTGTGGATAGCGTTTGCTAGGACTTGGTCGTTGGTGAGGTGCGCGAATACCCGCAAGTGGATTGCGTCAGCATCTGTCCCGACGAGTAATGAACCGTCTGGAACCGTGTACATAGCACGCATTTCACCCGCATACCACCACTGGTGCGGCTTCCGTCGTTCAGTGCTAGGTACGTTTGCCATATTTGGTCGCGAGTGAGACATGCGACCCGGCCACGTTCCGATGCTTTGGAAGTCTCCGTGGATGCGATGGGTGTCGGGATTGTACGCATTGAACCACTCCTCTAGCTTGGTTAACCGCGCTCCGATAATGATGCGATCAGCAAGTTTTCTAGCTCCGTCAGGTGCATCGTCAGGAAGGGTAGCAAGGTTTGTTTCGTTGACTTTCCACCCATAAGTTCGATAGTGCGCAAGCTTTTCCGGGTCCTTGCGATTTCGGCTCTTAAGAAACTCTTTGTGTCCATTGGTTT